CCGATCTCACGGGTGAAGAATTGCACGTGTTCGACGTCGTTATTGAACCAGGCGACGTGAATATTATGGTTCCGAAAAACGCAAAGACTAAGCGGGGGATAAGATCCCAACCTGGTCTAAACGTTTATGCACAGCTTGGAATTGGCGTCATGATTCGACAGCAGCTCAAAGCTGCAGGTTTGGATCTTGATGACCAGGGGCCTAACCAGCTCCTTGCTAAGCTAGGGTCGAAAAAATAACAGATCAGTTACAATTGATTTGAAGGGAGCCAGTGGGCATATATGTCGTGTGTTACCTGACATACTATTGCTTGATGACTCTCCCCGGTGGCTTTATGCCATGAACCTTTGTCGTACCCGCCAGATGATCCCCCATGGGGAGAATCCTAAGGACGGTAATTGGGTTCCTCTTCGATCTTTTAGTGCTATGGGAAACGGCTTCACGTTTGAGTTAGAGTCCCTGATTTTCTGGGCTGCTACTCGTGCGTGCCGTCGGGCTGTTGGGGATACACTGCAATACCGTGTATATGGTGACGATATCATCTGCAGTCGTGAGACTGCTGACTTGCTGATACCGTTCCTCAACTTCCTTGGTTTTCCTTTGAACGCTAAGAAAACCTTCATCGAAGGTCCGTTCCGTGAATCTTGTGGAGCGGATTTCTGGCGTGGAACTAATGTGCGACCGATCTTCTTCTCTGCAACGGAGGAGGAATTACAAGAGGGAAACAGCAGTGGAACTTCCATCCTGCGCTGGTTGCAAACGTGCAATGCTATTCGCCGTTTGGCTCGTCGTCGTAATCACGATTTTGGTTGTGATCAGCGATTACTTGCCGCTTGGCGCACAGCGATACTGCGCATACCTAAGCATCTTCGTGAGTGCCTTAAAAGCCCTTGGGATGCTGTCAGAGATGACAGCCTTATCACCCATGATGACGATGCTTTGTGCAATCCTCTCATCAACCGCTGCGGAACTCTGCAAGCGATTGTGAGCCCTAGACTGAGTATCTCGTGC